ATAATATAATTCTAAATAATAAATTAATATTAGGCATACTTTATATTTATTAATAAATCGCAGTTGTTATGAGACATAAAGAATTCGTTATTACTCGCATCGAAGATCAATCGAACCTTATCGAAAGTTTAATTAAAGCGTTAGATTCAAATGTAATATCTAAGCAAAAAGCTTTACAATTACTTTCTAATATTCGAAAAAATTTAGAACTGATAATAGACAGAGTTTCTTTAGAACACGATGAATAATCGCATACTGAAATTTACAATTGGGTTTACGGCTTTACTACTAGCAGTAGTTGCAGCATATTTCTCGATATCGGGTTTAGCCAAATTGTTTGCTGGGTCTGGTATCGCCATATTAGTTATGGCCGGTACCTTAGAATTTAGTAAATTAATAACAGTATCTTATGTATACCGATACTGGAATGCAACTTCTTTAGTACTGAGATACTATTTATTGATAGCCATATCTATTCTAATGATGATAACATCGCTAGGTATATATGGCTTTCTTACATCTGGATATCAGAAAACGAAAACTAGTTTTGATTTATCGAATACGAGTATATTAACTCTACAAAATAAAAAAGAAGCTGTTGATAATAAAATTCAATCATTATCAGATAAAATTACCATTTCTAATAACAGAATACAAACATTAACCAATCAACGTACGAATGTTGAAAGAAGAATTGATAAAAGTTTTGATTCAGATAAATTTAATGTAAGTAACAAACAAACGACTATTGCTAGTAACATTGAACGAGATATAAATAAATTATCTTCTGATGTAGACATATTAACAAATGAAAAATTGTTACTTATGGACAGTAGTTCCAATTTAACTACATTAATTACTCAAAATACTATATCAAATTTGGGTGCAACTGAATTAGGGCCATTAGTATACATTGCTAATATACTCAGTATATCAATTGATAAAGCAGTGAATTTTTTGATTCTTTTGTTTATTTTTGTGTTTGACCCATTAGCTATTGCATTATGGATAGTTTTTAATAAAATGAATACAAATATATCAATAAATACACCCTCAAATAGCTCTATAGAAAGCAAGATACAGCTCGATTCTGAGTTTATTAATACTGATATACCTAGCTCTGATTTAGAGCAAAAAGAGCTTATATCTACTATACAATCGGATATACCTATTGAAACGAACGATAATAGTGCACGTGAATTTTTCCCTAAATTATACAACGATGTACGTAATTAATTTGATTATATTAACAAATCTCCTTATATTAAAATTATGAAAAGACAGATTAACAAAAACTTGTACGACGACAAATTACCTAACAAAGTTATAGGTCCAGCAGATAACACAGAACCCGGTGATGAAAATTGGTTTCTAGCCGATGACTATTCAATTTATAAAGAATTGGAATATGCAGTAAATATAGAAGACGGTGTAATCTATATACAGGGCGATATTGTTTTAGGTACGTTATTTGAAGTTATTTCTAAAACGAGACTCATTCTTAGTCAACGTACTGAAGAAAACGCTACTGACCCTATTACAATTGTAATTAACTCAGATGGCGGTGATGTATATGAAGCATTAGGTATTATTGATTACATACAATCACAACCAATCAAATATAACATAATTGCTAGAGGACGTGCAATGTCAGCCGCAGCATTAATATTGGCCTGTGGTACAGGTACTCGTTGTGCAAGTAAACATACTCACATTATGATTCATGAATTGAGTGCAGGTAATCAAGGTAGTGCGACTGATATTAAATTGACAGCCGCACACATTGACCAATTGGATGATATTTTGTATACATTATTAGGTGAAAATACACCAAATAAAAAAGATTTTTGGCAGAATATGGCTCGTAGAGATTTATTTATTACTGCTGAACGTGCGAAGGAATTAGGCGTTATCGATGAAATAATTTAATATGTTATCTGAAATAGTTATTCAAAAAAATTGGAACGCTTTATTAGAAATTGTAGAAACGCAATTTCCTGATAGAGCGTATTCATTGTTGCCAATGTACAAAGAATTGGAAGAACGCATGGTAATAATGCCGGCTTCTAGTAATGAAAATCACCACAATGCGTTCCCGGGCGGATACGTAGACCATATATTACGAGTATATGAGTGTGCAACAAAATTGTACGATGTTTGGAAACATATGGGTGCAGATGTATCTGGATTTTCGATTGAAGAATTGAAATTTGCGGCAATACATCATGATTTAGGAAAAGCAGGACATCCAGGTACTGGTAACGAAAAGTATAAGTATAATGATTCAGAGTGGCATCGAAAAAATTTAGGTAAAATATACAAACATAATACACATATACCATACGCTTCAACGCCGGATATGTCTCTATATTTACTACAATATTATAATGTAGCAGTAACGTGGAATGAATATTTAGCCATAAAAGTACATGACGGCGTATATGATGAATCCAATAAACAGTATTTTATGCCGTACAATACAGACTACAAATTTAAAAGTTGCCTACCATTAATTATTCATCACGCAGATTCTATGGCAGCTTCCATAGAATATGACTCATGGAAGTTGAATGCAAAACCGGCAATTAGTAGTACGGGGGTAACGGTTAAATCACCACTTAAAAAAATCATTACACCAATCGCTGACGGAAACTTATCCAAAGCATTCGACAGTATTTTTGAATAACAAAACCAAACATATATGATAGTACTAATAATAATATTGACAGTATGCCTAATAGTATCCGGATTCGCACTTGCAAATATGATACGTCGAGAAGAACGTCTCGAAGAATATTATGCTAATAGTATTGATTCAATGGAACAACGATTAATTAAAACAAAAGAAACCGTTGAATCAGTAGTTGAACGACTACAGGAAGTAGACATCAAAGGTTCATTTGAAGCTGATGATGAAGTAGGATTTGCATTTAAAGAAATCAAATTACTTAATGAGGAATTGTTACAATTTCTAATAACTTACAACGAATTAAACAAATAAAATATGCCTAGAAAACCTAATCCTAATAGTACTCGATATTATTTTACTCAGGAAACTGAAGACGCTATTGTAATGTACAATAATTGTGATGACCCGCACATACGTAATGGGATATTTGATAGTAAAATTAAATATCCACTAAACAAAATGGCAGAAAACTTAATACACAAGTTCAAGTTCTATCAGTTTGATATTCCATATGAAGACGTTAAACATGAAACGGTTGCACATATAATAGAAAAATTAACAAAATATTCTCCCGACAAAGGTAAAGCATTCAGTTACTTTTCGATAGTTGCGAAGAATTTTTTGATCAACGGTAATAATGATAATTACGATACAAAAAAGAATGCGGTTGATTTAGTAGTCGTTGATGATTCGAGACACGTCATAAACGAAATATCTAGACAAAATAAAATTGAAGATGATAAAGAGTTCATGGATTTATTTATAGAATTTGTTGAAGCAAATATGACATTATTTGTTATGAATGAATTAAATAAAAAAACGCAAAAAACTAAATTGGTTAAATTATTTGAAACTCAATCAGATTTCATAATTGTTGATTCTATATTAGAATTATTCAAACGTAGAGAAAGTATTGAAGTATTCAATAAAAAGGCATTGTATATTTTGATAAAAGAACGTTCAGGTAACGACAAAACTCAAGACATTACTAAACTAGTTAAACGAGTTGAAATGTTGTATAAAGATACTTTTTTAGAATGGTCGAGAACCGGTAAATTAGGTTCAAAATATTTGTTGTCATATAATTATAAGTAATATGGATATATCTAGTGAATTATTTAAAGGTAAATCGTTTAGTGATATCTTAAAGGATATATACGAAAATTCTAAAAAGAAAGACCGACAAATCAATTTATTGATTGCTGAGTTGAAACCATTAATCAAAAATATAGGCGACGCGACTATCATTGTACCGCTTATCAAAGAATACTTGGATATATCAGTACGCAATGATGAACACCTAGTAAAACTTGCAGCAGTCGCACAACGATTAATGACAGCAGCTGCAAAATCAAATCCTGAAGCCGGCGATTTTGGATTGTCCGAAGCAGAAAAAGAACAATTGTTACGTGAAATTGATAGTATCGAAAAAGGTGAATCATTTGTTAATAATACAATGACGAATATCAAAAAAGAACAGGATACGTTACGACAATTTGATAATTCAATTGAGGAAAATGTCGACATTTAAAATAAAAGGCGAAAACGTACAATTAATACCGGCAAAAGTAACGTCCGTATATTATAAAGATGATAAGCCCGAAAACGCTTTTAGTATAACGGCTACAATATTGGATGGATACAGTTCTAATCGATTAGTTTCTGCACGACCATTATTTGTTAACAATAAACATATACCTTTAGAAGGCGAAACAGTATTATTGTTGGGTACTATTGGTAGTTATTCAACAGCTGTAGGCCTTCAAGAAGACTTATATTATTTAGGTGTTATCAATTTACAGGGTAATGTACATCACAATTCACTACCTAATATAAATGAAATTACTACCGAGTCACAAGCGAGTGGTGATTCAAATGCATATCAGACTACCAGTACGGGCGTTACCGTAAAAACTACACAAGCCAAAGTAGATAGTAAGTTTCCAGAAAACCAAACCGTGAAGTCGATTCAACCGTATGTCGGTGATACTTTGTATGAGGGTAGATTCGGAAGTAGTATACGATTAACTAGTACATTGAAAGACACTGCTGGTTATACCAAAACTCCAAATTGGAATGGAGGTAATGGTAGTGCGGGTGACCCGTTAATGATACTTCGTGTTAGTAAACCTACACAAAACACCAATAAAAGTAATGACTTTATTACGGAAGACTTTAATAAAGACGATTCTTTTATTACATTGCAGTCTACTCAAGGTTTAGATTTTCAAGCAGCATCTAATGTAACCGATTCAATTAAAAACCAAGGATTAAATACATGGGACACTGGTAAAAAGTTCTCAGGAAAGCAAATACTAATCAATTCAGGACGTATAGTATTCAATTCAACACAAAACGAAATAATAGCATTTGCTAAAAAAGGTATAGGATTGTCTTCTGCAGGGCCTATATCATTAGATGCTAGTACCAATATAGAAGCTAATGCAGTTAAAATTATGTTGGGTAAAGATGCTGATGAACCGTTGATATTAGGAAACAAAATGAAACAATGGATAACAGATTTTGTTACTGCAATCGGTAACTTAACCGCGATAACTGCAATCGGACCATCAGCGCCATTCAATACTTCACCAACTTGGGCGAATGTTAAAGCATTAGAAGCACAATTCACCAATAACCTCAGCACACTATCATTTACGAAACTTTCTAAATAATTTCAATGAAATCATAATTATTATAAATACTATATAATTATGAAATCTTCAGAATTTTTAACGTTACTTAGAACGGTTATTAGAGAGGAAGTTACTCGTGTAGTACGTACAGAATTGTCTACATTGGTATCTGAAAACGTACAATATACCAAACCGGTAGTGGAACAGCCGGTACACCGCCCCGTATCACAAAAGGTACCTACGAAAAAACCTATTTTTAAAAATCCGATGCTTAATGAATTATTAGGCAACGTCGGTACGGTTGCTCCTGATTATAATGATTCTTACGAGGAATGGCCGACCATGAATTATGGTGATGCACAATATACACATACTGCAGTACCGAGAAATAGCGGCGTAATAAATGCTGCACCGGAGGGTACTAGTTTAGCTGCAATACAATCGGTAGCACCCGAAGTAGCAAATGCACTTACACGTGATTATCGTGAGTTAGTTAAAGCGTTCGATAAGAAAAAATAATGGCTAGAAGACGGCGTCAAGAAATTTCATATAATGTATTGGATTTACAGCCTAATGTAGCCATCGGAATAAAACTGCCGTTTTCAAACAATCAATCTGGTTTATTTGATTTGTCTTACTCGACCGAAGAACAAGCAATATCAAATTTAAAAAATTTGTTATTGACCAGAAAGGGCGAACGAGTAATGCAGCCTAATTTCGGAACTAACATTTACGATTCATTGTTTGAAAACAATGTCGACGAATTACCTATTATATTACGTGATGGTATAACTGCCGACATAGCTTTTTGGTTACCGTACATAATTATTAATGATTTAACCGTTGAACGTAAGTCTAGGTACGAAGCTGATACGATTGGCCAAGCACTGCAAATCAGTTTAACGGTGCAAGTTACGAGTAGAGGTTCAGAAATACCAATAACTTTATTAGTTACGCCTTCGACAATAACAATAGTATAATGACAGAAATAAAAGATGTATCATATTTAGGAAAAGATTTCAATCAATTAAAAATTAATTTGATAGAATTCGCACGTAACTATTTTCCTAATACCTATAATGATTTCAATGAATCATCACCAGGTATGATGTTTTTAGAAATGTCTGCGTATGTCGGTGATGTATTAGGATTTTATGTAGACAAACAACTAAAAGAGTCTTTATTAGTAGCTGCTGAAGAAAAAACCAATTTGTATTCATTAGCTCAATCATTAGGATACAAAGTTAAAAACAAAATAGCTAGTTCAGTAGATTTAGATGTGTTTCAATTGTTACCATCAGTAGCAAGTGGTAGTACCGTAGTACCTGATTACAATTATGCACTGACAATTCCAGCTGGGATGATAGTTAAATCAAAATTAACTGGTGCAGAATTTCGAACATTAGAATCTGTAAATTTCAAACAGTTAGCTTCGACTTCAGGTTCAAATGTATCAGTATATCAAATAAATGAAACTACAAATTTAACTGAGTACTATTTATTGAAACAAACAGTAAAAGCAGTTGCCGGTAATATAAACACAGCAACATATACTTTCGGTAGCCCAAAAAGATTTGATAAAATTAGTATACGTGATACGGATATTATTGAAATATTAGATATTGTAGACGCTGACAACAATGTATGGACAGAAGTACCGAATTTAGCCCAGGATACAGTATTTGAAACAGTATCAAATGTATCGCAAAATGACCCTAACTTAGCACAATTCAATTTGTCAGTACCGTATTTATTGAAATTGCGTAAAACGGCTAGAAGATACATAACCAGATTTAAAACGGATGGAACTATAGATATACAATTCGGAGCAGGTATTTCTGCGAATTTTGACGAGGAAATTATTCCTAATCCAGATAACGTAGGTTCGTCATTACCAAATTTACAGTTACAATACGACCAACCTATTGATCCATCAAATTTCATGTATACTAGAAGTTATGGATTAGCAATTTGATATAAATACTACCGGATTAAATGCGGCCCTCGTATCACAATTAAAAGCTTCGGTAGCATGTACAAATCCGACACCCGCAACCGGTGGTAAGGATGAAGAAACGGTTGATGATATTAGAAACAATGCATTAGGTTATTTTGCCACACAAAATAGAGCAGTAACTGACCAAGACTACATAATTCGTACGTATTCATTACCGCCTAAATTTGGTTCGGTAGCTAAGGCATATATCATTCAAGATATGCAAATCGATCCGGTAAATAATATGACTGTATCGAACCCTTTAGCTTTAAATTTATACTGTTTAGGGTATGATAATAATAAGAATTTAACTCCACTAAATCAGGCAGTTAAAGAGAACCTAAAGACGTATATGAGCCAGTATAGAATGTTGACTGATGCAATTAATATTCGTGACGCATATATTATCAATTTCGGAATAACTTTCGACGTAATTAGTTTACCCGAGTTTAATTCCAATGAAGTACTATTAGGTTGTATAGCAGCATTGAAAAATTATTTTGCTATAGAAAAATGGCAGATTAATCAACCAATAATCATATCCAAATTAACCACATTATTGGATAGAGTACCCGGAGTACAAACGGTATCAAGTTTACAAATTGAAAATTTGTATAACACTGAATTAGGTTATTCTGGTAATATTTATCCTATGTCTAGTACGGAAGGTGGTAGTACTAGAAACAATGTTATTTATCCTAGTCTAGATCCTAGTTGTTTTGAAATCAAATATCCCGACCAGGACATTAAGGGCCGAGTAATAAGTTTATAAATTATGATAGTAGCAATAAAACCATATTATGATGCAACTCTATACGAGGCATATCCGGATAAAAACACTGGTTTAGATGAAATCTTGGAAATACAAAAAACCATTTCAGGAAGTAGTTATGCAGAATCTAGACCAATTTTGTATTTTAATACCGAAGACATCACACGCGTATTAGCAGCTAATGCAGTGTCGGCAAGTCAAATTTCCTGCTCACTAATTATGAATACAGTTCAAATGAGTGAGGTTCCTTTGGCTTATAATATACAAGTACTTGCAGTAAGTGGTTCATGGACAAACGGTACCGGAAAATTTGCAGATACAGAATTATCGGGCGGAGTTACTTGGGCCTATAGAGCAGGTGAATCTGATATTTTATGGAGAACTTCAAGTTTTACTGCGGGTACTACCGGTTCATACAATGTATCGCCAGGCGGTGGTAATTGGTATACTGGTAGCGTTGTATCACAATCTTTTTCTTTCAAACAAAATAATGATTTGAATGTTAATGTAACCAGCATTGTAAGATCATGGTTAACTGGTAGTATATATAATGACGGGCTATTAGTAAAACTAAATAATGTTAATGCCGCTGATATTTTAACTCCTACCAACATACAATTTTATAGCTCCGATACACATACCGTATACGGGCCTAGTTTATTTATACAATGGGCTAATAATGTGTTTACTACCGGTAGTTTATCACCGGCCACCGTAAACGATATACCTGTAGTATATTTACATGGATTTAGAGGAGAATTTAAACCTGATGTAACAACTCGATGTTTTGTTCGTAGTCGACCTATGTATCCTAGAAAAACATTCACACAAAATTCAAGTTATATCACCGTTTTATATTTGCCTGCAAATTCATATTATAGAATATTAGATGCACATACTAATGAAGTAATAATCGATTACAGCGAATTCACTAAATTATCATGCGACGGTGAAGGAAATTACTTTGATTTTTCAACTACTCCATTATACCCTGAAAGATTTTACAGATTTGAATTTAAAGCAGAATTTACCGGTTCTACTCTGTATTATGATAATGATTTCATATTTAAAATAGTTAACTAATGTATAGTACATACTACCCATTACAGGAGTTGTCGAACATATCCGACGCAACTAATGATAGAAATACATTGGGTTATTTGGTTATAGACAGTAATCAACCCATTATATCCATACCATTAGTAACTACATTATACGATTATACAAAATTTGCAGAAATTCAAGATGTACAATTTTTAGAATTGTTTCCAAACGATAATGCTCAAATAAGTTTACAGGATTTACAGGCACAGGTAAATACATTATCAGCACAATTAACGGGTAGTAATACACAAATCGATAGTTTGAATACTATAATAGATGGATTACTCGCACCTACTGCCGAGTTAGAACTTTGGAGAACTAGAAAAACATTTAAACGTATTATTGATAATGATTTGCCTAGATATCCTAGCGGATTTCCCGCTTCATCCGCAAATATA